GACGGAAACGCCGTATTCGTACGCCGCCTCACCGTCTCGATCCAGCGCAATCACCAGATCGACAAACTCTACGGTTCCAGCCTTGATGCCGTCGAACACGATTTTCATGGCTTCGTTGTTGACTTCACCATAGACATTTATGAGGGTGCCTTCGATAGCCATGATGTGTCTCCTCTATTCAAGAAACATCCTATCACATCCGGTCGGAATGTAAACAAGAAAAAGGGAGGACCTCACGATCCTCCCTCGTCCCTTGGTCAGTCGTTGTAGGGCTTATTCGTCGTCTTCGGCAATACGACGGAAGAAGTCCATGTCAGCGTCATCGGCGGTGTCAGTCAGTTCAGCTTCTTCCTTTGCAGGCGCTTGACGTGACGGACGTTCGCGTTCTTGGCGCGGTGCCGATTCCTTCGGACGCTCTGCAGTGACGTCTGTATCCATGTCCGGAAGGACCTTGGACAGACGACGCTTCAGCTCGTCGTAGCTCTTGAAGGTAGACGGATCCAAGATCTCTTGGAGCGAGTACTCGCTCTTCCAGATCTCCTCGAGACGAGCGTCGTCATCGAGCAGAGGACCAGCAGTGTCGAAGTCCGACTTGTCGTAGTTGCGGTAGCCTTCGAACTTGCGGATACGGAGACGGAAGTTCGCTCCTTCCCACAGATCGAACGCGACCATCGGCTTCTCTTCGAAGGTCGGATCAGGGTTCATCGCGTCGTTGATCTTGTCGAAGATCTTCTTGCCGTACTTGTAGCGGAAGACCTTGCCTTCGTTATCCGGATTTCCCGGATCCTTCACGACATAGATGTTCGAGACGAAGTGAAGACGACGCTTCTGCTTGCGGGCAGTTTCCTTGTCCTCTTCACGACCGGAGTTCCACAGCTTGCCGTTGTACTCACCGACAGGGTCGTCCTGACCAATGGAGGTCAGAGACTTCTCGATGTACCACTGGCCAGTAGGCCCTTGGAAACCGTGGTCCCAGAATCGGATGAATGGGACGTCTTCGTTCGGAGGTGCTGGGAGGAATCGGATGACCGCTGAGCCGTTGCCGTTCTTGTCGACCGTAGGGCTCCAGTAGGTGTCATCGCTTGAACGTTCTCCACCGCCTGAGACCTTAGTAAGTTGTTCGGTCAGTTTGGCGAGGTTAGAATCGCGATCGCGCTTCAGGGAAGCGAAAGAACTATTAGTCATTGTGTTCTCCATGTATTCGTATGACAAAGGATCGTCAAAGTGTGCTTGACGATCTATATATCAGTCTGGGAGAACCTTTCTTTGAAGACCTTTTTTAATTTTTGTCTGTCGTAGGCAACAAACGGAGCGTACTTGACAATACGTTTCCGGATCACCGGCCACACCACCGATTCGTCGATGGTCTTGTTCCAATAGGGCACCAGACCAAGAAGATCGCATAGAACCACCATCGTCTCATGACTGATCTGCTTCTGACGGTACAGCTTCAGGATCGGTGGATGCTGATCGACCACTGTAAAGTTAGACTTCATGTCGTCGTCGAGCTTGTCGAGGTCTTCTTTGAAGATGCGCGTTAGCGAGTCACGACGACGCACCCAATCGGTATACCGCTGGGCGCCTTCTGAAGTTTTGATGAAGTCACCGATCCAAGCATCTGGTGTCTCGATAAGATTCGCGACAAGAAAATGGATCGGACTCTCCTTTTTGGAGAGCGTGTGGAAGTAGTATTTGTCTTTACGGCGATCGAAGGCATCCAAAGATGCCCTCGTCTTCCACCCGTATTTCGCGCCGTCAAACCCCTCATCGGTGAAGTGACGCTTCACCGCGATATAGAGCTTGTAACACTCAAACGGCGTTTGGGCCATTAGACCGGCAGCTTGGTAGTCTTCGGCAGGAAATTGAGCTTCTCAGCAGATTCCTGCATGTTGAACTTGATCTTCGGATTCGACCTTACGATCGAAGCGACGGTCTCGATATCCGCACCAGACATTTCAGAATAGTGAATGGCGGCGTCGATGTAGTCGCCACCGTTGGTTTGCGCGATTCGATGCAACTCAACGATGACCGCCTTAGAATCAAGCACGGTTGCCGGGACGACGGGGACTTGTTCAGTCATAGACTCTCACTCTAACGGTAGAAAAGATGATTTCCGATCTTGATCTTCCGGGGTGACCGGTAACCCGAGTCGGCGTGAAAATAGAGCGATCCAGCCGTTGGGTCTGAGGACTTATCATGCGTCCAATAGACATTATTGGCGACGCGTTTTGCCTGTGCCCAGGGACCACTCTCGTTGATCCCGTACCCCTTACCGTACCAGACGAACTGCCCAGGCGCGGAAATAACGGAGCAGACTGTATTTTGGAATCGGCCACTCTTTACCCGATTTATCGTGACGTAGGCTACGGCCTCCATGCCACGGTGTCCTTCGCCTCGCGCCTCATGATAGACGTTTCTGGCCAGACATTCGATCTCAGTTCTATCTCTCTGCGAGACGACGATCGCGGGTTTTACACTTTGGCTGGTGAATTGCTCAACCAGCTCTCTATTCGGCTCTTGAGCCACGGAAGAAATATCCGTTACCGATCCTAGAAGGTATAGTATCACAGCTAGGGCGGCGGTAGTGAAGAATTTATTGCGCAAGGCGCTTTCTCCTCTGAGGCGGCGGAATGCCGCCGATCTTCGGTAGAGCGTAATGCTTCAGTTGAAGACGTCCTTGATTTTCCTCGAGGCCCAAGGTGCCTCTTGCTCGGTATATCTCCTGTTCCTAGAGACGAAAAAACGGAGGACCCTTTGCTTTATAGGGCGGTCCTCCAGTTCCCCAGACACCTAAATCTTAGGCAGCCTTCGCCATAGCGAAAGCCGGTTCGACTTGGTTATCGTTCGCGATGTTGTTGACATCTACAGTTTTGCCCGGTACGTCGGAGCTCACGCCATCCTCTACTTTACTTCACGACGTGAATCGATTCTGTTTCGCCCCCATCAGAAGCCCATGGAACGATTAGCACAAGGCCGACCGCTGTATTCGGACTCTGCGGCATTATCCGCTCGTCCATGGGTTTGTGGTGGAGGCGGGCGGCACTGCCCCGCCGTCTTCACGCTTTCCGCTCCGCTTCAACGGATGGATACCATTGACCTTTCGATCAACGACTATTTATCCTAACACGCCGGTTAGGATTGTAAACACCTAATTGAGTCGATAGACCATGCTCTCTGGATATGAAAGCGAACTCTGTTCACCAGTTTTGCTCTCGATGACAGTTGTGATTGAATGACCCTTCGAATCCACTGAAGCCAGAAACTCTAACACCGTTCCTTCATCGAGAGTCATCCTAGAACCATAGCGCGCGTTGATATAAAGAACACGATCTCCGACACTCAAAACATTGTCATTGATGTCTCTCTGGTCTGGGTTCTTGAGGATTTCATTCTTGGCCGCCTTGGCGTCGAATTTTTTCCAGACAGTCGGACCGCCATAGTCAATAAGGAACTCAGTTTCGCCGTCGCTATTGGACATTTTGACTTTGTTTCGGCGTCCGTCCCATATCGCGAGATAGGCAAAAAATGAGTTCTCGATTTTGTGTGTGATTTTATTGGGGCTGAACCGATCCCAGTTGGACCAATGCTGCTTAATTTCTGGTCTGTCGAACCGCTTGTAAGCCGGATCGAAGATCATTCGAGCAATTGAACCCTTACGGTCTCCGTCTATATACCGTACGAAAGCCGTTCCATACACTACTGCGTCATAGACGGCCTGGTAATCCTTTAGGGCTTCTTCCGCTTGTTCCATCTCATTGGAATGGATTCCATTTGCGAAACGGTAGCGGTCGAGACGAATAACACGTTCGAAGATTTCTTCAGGATCACCGAGTTCTAGTTCCACCATGCGACTTCTAGCCAATCGACTTGTCAGTTTCGACGACAAGCGTAACCGGTTTGGCGATCCACTTGCCGGCCTTAATCTCGTCTTCGACATACTGACGCATGCTGGCAAGGTTTTCAGCGACATACTCGTCAACCGTTTTCCCGTTGAGATAGTTAGGATATTCTTTGGTGAACCAGCGCTGACCCTCTTCGTACTTGTCGAAGTCATAGTTTTCCAGGCTCTTGATACTGGAGCCTGAATTAAGGGCCTTTACGACCGCTCCTGGTTTCACATAGATCTTCGGAGCAGAATAGCCGTAGTAGCCGGCATGCGCTTTGCTGTGATCGCCTTCGCGGACGATGATATAGAATTTCGGTGAGTTTGTCGGAACGCCCATGCGTATCTCCTATCTGAAGCCAACTGCAAACATAGAACCGAGAGCAGTCTCTTGACAGAACTCCTTAAGCCGCAACTCAAGAGCCGTAGGAAGATGCGATATCAGCTCGACATTAGCAAGTTGATTGATATGATGATTTAATCGACCGAATCCGATGTCAGAGTCATCGAACAAACCATTGAAGATGTATTCGAGATTCATCAGTCGACTCCATTAAATCGCGGTGTGCCGTCTGGATAGAACGACAGCGAATTCTCGTCTGGATTGTTCCAATCGACCTGAAGGGCGTTGATGGCTTTTGCCAGTTCGAGAAGTCCGATCGGACAGGCTCGATAGCCCTTCCTCGAATAGCGACCCATCCTCTCCAGCGTGGAAAGCGGGAAGGTGATCTTATGGACCACCAATCTCTGCGCAGCGACGTCCTGGAAGAACCGTGGGTGGTGGATGAGATCGTAGTGCGGAGTAGTAGAAGCGCCGCTGTAACCTGGAATGGCCGCGCATGCAACCGTGTAGTCGAAGTCATCGATCAAACTTCCAGCATCGCGGTACGGATGATCGATGATCTGAACCGTCAAACGGCCGACTCTGAAGTTGGTGACCTTTTCGTTGGTGAAGGTGCTCTCATAACCGGCGCCCTTCATCGCCTTAACGGCGAAAGCGTAGTTCTCTACGAAGACGTCAACGTCCTTGATGCGACGACCGACAAGGGCACTTTCGATGGCGCCTCCGGCGATAACGAACTTAATGGCGCTGCCGTCGTCGATAAAGATCTTCGACAGCGAGGTCACCAGACCATAAAGGACCGACAGATTCGGAATCGCCTCAGTCGTAGTCCGATACGGCTTCATCATAGCGACCGCTGCGGTAGCGAAATAGCCGAACGGCTTCGTAAAGTCCATAAAGAATCCTCGATTTTCGATGATGAGTCATTATAGCACACCGGTCGGAGTTCACCGATTTAATTTACGGTGGTGGTTGATGTACTATTGCATTGCTGATTGAGAGCTCTTCTGGCGCAAACCGGTAAATCCAGAGGCGCAACACCGACTGAACTCAGCTCTCGTGGTTCAGATCTCGGAGAACGACGCGAAGTTTACGCGGCGATAATTTGCGTGAAGCCTTCTTCCACCGTCGGAACTTGCAGAGTTGCGTGCATCCGACGAATCACGTCTTCAGGAATGATCTTGTCGCGGTCGCTGTTCAGTCGACGCGCAAGAGCGGTCTCCAGAGGGACATCGAAGAAGACACACTCATGTTCGTAGGTCTTCGGAAGGCGACGGATCTTCTTTTGCCGGCTCTTCCTCGTCAGATTCGTCTGATCGAAGATGACATCGAGACCACGTTCGGCCGCGATGTCCATGATGTTGAACATCAGCCGCTCAGCCGGTTCGATGACTTGGCCAAAGGCCTCATCATACGTCTTGCCGATCTCTTTGGCCAAGAAGTGAACGCACTTGTCAATCGAAAGGACGACGGTGTCTGGATTCCAATTGAGGTAGTTCTGGACCCAGGTGCTTTTACCGGCGCACGGGATGCCGACGAGGACGGTGGCTTTAGGCATTTTGCTTGTCGTATTCCTTGGCAAGAACGATGGCTGCTGAAAGAGCCATTGACGGATTGACCAATCCCTTGATCGGGTATGACGTAGTTCCGGGAAAGGCGGTTGGAACGACGATGACCTTGTCGTACGAGGTCACGAAGCTATGGCGAAGCTCGACCCACCAACGACGACCGTCATCCATGCTCATATGAGCGATAACCCACTTCGGACACAAAATTTCGAAGAGACGCAGGACATGAGTGAGGTCGTCGGTGAAGCGCGGACCGTTCGGGACAAGATCAACGGTAGGCCAGAGAAACTTCTCAATGACTCTATCGACCGCACGGCTGGGCTTTTCCTGTCGTTGAATAAGCTCAACCAAGTCGGTGGCCGCGTAAACCTTCATAGTGTCTCCTTAGTCCTGTCGATCTCGGATCAGGCAGAGATCGGAGACCCGATAGGCCATGACTGCATACTGATCGTAATAAATGGCGGTCATGTCCATAATCTGGACAATTTCCTCCTTTGAGCAAGCAATCCGAACGGGGATCATCCGCTCACGATAAAGTTTCTTGTTGGTCTGGTCGATCCATTGACCCTTGGCCACTGGCATGATCGTGAGACCGCCACTGATGGCTCGGACCTTCTCGTCCCAGACGCGATGGTAACGGGTCCGGAACGGTTTGCCGTCGTTCCGGACCGTAGGGACCATGATCTCCCAGAGCGAGGTCTCGATCTGGTCAGACATTGTGGACCCAACCGAGATCCTCGACCATGAAGTCCAGGGCGCGCTGACCGGTACGTTCCTCCGCTGTCATCCCGTCAATCGAGGACAGGACATCCAGAGATCGAGCGCAACGGCCGCATTCATCGAGACCGTCATCGCTCTCCAAGGCCTCTTCGGCGTCAGTCGTGTCGACGATCTTCGGCCGAACGGCCAGAAGCTTCTGCAGAGAGAAGGCTCGACGAGTGCCCTTGCAGGCAGGGCAGTTCTTGGTCTCCATGTGGAGAGCGTGATAGAGATCACCGGCCTCTTGACAGGACAGCGGCTTTCCGAAAGTCGAAGTCATCGTTTTAGGCCTCCACCACGCGAACCTTGACCCACATCCAGTCTTCCTGGGTCGAGTCCCACCAGCTGGCGGCGTTGATCGCCTTTTGGGTCCTCAGCGAATAGACTCGGGCCGAACCGATGTCCTTCGTACGACGGAAGACGCTCTTGACGTATTCACCGGTCTTGCGGTTCTTGAGGGCGTAACGGTCCATGATGATCTCTCCTTCATCAGTATCTTGAAGAGATTCTATCACGTCGGTCGCCGTTGTAAACCACTATTTTGCTGGATATTTCGCGTCGACTTCGGGGCTGATGCCGTCCAGCCGCTCGAGATTGAGAATGCCCATGTTGCTGACGGCGTTCGAGAAATATGGAATTTTTGTTTCCGGTCTCGTAAAGTCGGCGATAGTGAAGTCGATGACATCGAACGGCCAGTCATATTTTTTGGCGATTTCAGGCGTGACGAGAGCGATGCTTTCGAGGTTCAGGGCGTTTGCCGCCACGATTTCAGGGCTCGGCTTCCCGATTTCATCGAAGACGGCGATGTTGGTGTCGATCGACGTCTTCGGGAAACGGGCTTCGAGTTCCGGAGATGAGGCGGTGAAGAAGGTAATGGTGTTCATGATGTAGTCTCCTGTTGCTTTCATTTACCGGTGTAACCGGGTTCAAGTTCGTGTGGATCGAGCAGCATGTCCCAGCCGAGACCGGCTGCTTCGCTTTCCCACTCGCATGGACCGATTTGAACGAGATCAGGATGTTCCCGCTTGTACTCGTCGAACTCGGCTTGGACGTAGGGGTTGTTCTCGAATTGGGTTGCGGTCATCAGAATTTCACCGTCCAGTTGAGAGTTTCTTTGAACTCTTCGTATTTGACGTTCGACGAGAGGTGGCTTACGAGCACCTTCATGAACTCGTCCCTGGCGCTGCTGACCGGACCACCGTCATCCGAATGATGGTCCATCATCTTGAAGACAATCGATCGCAGCGGAGCCTTGATCGACGGTGCGATCTCCATGGCGACGTGCTTCTTGTCATAGCCTTTGAAGCGGATCGAGTCAGTGAGACCATTGAGGAACAAGCAGGTGTCATAGATCTTCTGATGGAGACGCATCTCGAACTGCGAGAGCCGCGTCTTGTCCTCGTCCGACAAGTGCGGCTTCAGGTCGTCGATGCTCTTATCGAGGATCATCTCCACAATGTGTCGCTCGAACCGCATATTGTCCTTGGTCTTGTGCAGTCGGCAGTACCAGTCGCATTTGACCTTGACCATGTGACCATCTGCAAACCGGATCACGATGCCTTCACTATCACCCGACCACGGTGCAACCCACTCGGCGATCTCGCGAGCGTGCTTCGGACCATCGAATGTCTTGACGAACGGGATGACGCCGTCGTCGAGAACCACATCTTCGATCTTGTAGTATTCGCCGGTCTTCATGTCGCGAAGAGCCGTAAGAACGAGCTGAGTCTCCGGATAGTCGATGACGATGCGTTGATCACGCGAGCAGAATTCGAAGATTGGGGTGATCCCAATCTTGATCATTCGTCGGGCAAATTCTTCATATTCCGGCCTATCGGCAATATGGGCCTGCGCCAGTTTGGCGACATCGGTGTCGCCCATCTTGGTTCCCCAGATCAGTTGATCGCGGACTGCGAAGGGTGAGATCATCGAGCCGTCAAGCTTCTCCAGGATGATGTGGTCCAGATTCATCGGCAGCAGGTGGTGCTGCGTCTCCTGCCGTTCGTCCATGTTGAAGAACTTGTGGTAGGGACGACGGATGACTTTGCCGGTCTCGGAGTCGAAGATGATGCCGCGACACTCACGACGCAGAGCGTAGTTACGAGTGCGCTGAGCGCGCATCTTGGCAGAACCACCGGCCACCTTGACGGGTGGGAAGGTGTCCTCGAAGTTTACCGCGTAGTCGATGATGGTATAGCCATCACGATAAGCGACAACGAACTCATCACGACCGGCGATGGCCTCGAGGACCTCGGCGATGTGGTTGATGACGGGGAATTCGTAGTTCATTTTGCCGGAATCTTGACGTTCACGATCTGGGTCTCCTTCTTGTAGCGAATGTCGACCTCTTCGATGCCTTCAGCCTGGCAATCAGCCAGCGAGACAGCGGCGCCATAGGTGTTCATCGCCAGCGCGGTGAAGTCGACCGTACCGGACAAAAAGGCTTCTTTCGCTTCGGCGCCGTTCTTGTAGTCGCGACCGTAACGAGCGCCGATGGTAAGACGTTTGACCATGATATGTTCTCCTCTATCAGAAGAACATCCTATCACACTCGGTCGTATTGTAAACACATTTCTTTGTTATGTGCACGATAGGGATCGTGATTACCAGAGTCCGGACACGGACATGGAGGAACCACGACGGCATCAGGATTCAGAATGGTCTCGCCATCCTCATCGAATTCGTAGAGGCCGTCGGCCAGGGCCTGCTCGATAGGGTCCTCAAGACCGCAATCGAGACACCAAGCACCCGGCCACCCGCTCCAACGATGGTTCGTAAATTCATCAGTCATTGAGTAGTTCCCATTCCCATTGTTCGAGCGTTACGGTTGCCGACGGCGGTAAGGACTTCGCGGTATCGTGTATTCGTTGGAGACGATTGAGGATGAAATTGAAGTGCGGAACGTCGTTTCGAATATCTCTCGCTTCCTTCGGAAGGATGTAGTCGAAACCGCGAGAAGCCAAATCGTCGGCTTCTTCAGGCGTGTACTTCGGCTTTAGAAGCATATTCAACTTTCGTTGAAGACGAGAGGATGCAGCCTTAACGGCTTCTTCCTTTTTGTCAGTCAGCCAACTGATCCTCTTGAAGAGCGCCTGTTCTAGAACGAATCCTTGGACGTGAATCTTCATGGCTTCTGCGCCCTGTAATTCGCGATTTCCAACACCATGTCTCGAACTCTTTGGGGATTGAAATACGCGATGAAAGCCTGATCGGCCGCCTTAGTGTCATAGTCGTCGTCAGCCAAGATTTCCTTGGCATAATCGAAACCACGCGGGTTGTGGATGATGTCCTCGGGTGCCTGAACGAAACTGAGATCCGTTCCCCAAGGCGTGTTCGCGGTCCTTACGATCCACTCACCCTTGGTAGCAGAATCGCAGAGTTCAATGGCTCTATTGAAGTCGAGTGGTGACATTCTTCGGAAGGTCCTTCTTGCCGATGATGCGGTAGCGGAGCGCCATCGCGTCCCACCAGCAGTTATGTTGAATGGCACCCTCGATATCATTTGGCCAAGAATCAACACGAACGATCTCAGTCGACAGGTGTCGAATGTTTACCATCGTGCCCGGACCAGTGATAAGACATTCCATCAGATGACGAATGTCGTCAGGCCAATCGGCGATAATATGCGGCATCTGATCGAACGAAAGGAATTCCGCAATTTCCCAACCAAAAGACTCTCTGGCGACCTTCTTCGCGAACGGATCTTTGCCGACAAACGGCATCACTTCCTCTGCGACCCACTCATTCGGTCTAGGGCAATCGCAGAACATAGAGAGTGAAACGCCATCCTCACGAACAAGCGCCAATGAGATCAATTGGCCAAAGAGGCCATTAAATTCTACGTCAATGAAATATCTCATTCTTGCTCCAGCGTCTTAAGACGTCCGTTGTCGTAAAGAGCACGGAAGACCGCGTAGGCGATTCCTCGTGGATTTCGCCCAGTCTCTTGTCCCCATTCGACCGCCTTGATCGCCGCTTCGACGACAGAAATCGGAAGACTGAACGACAGATCGGTGTATTGAGTGAGGTCCTTGCCAAGGCGTCTCAGATAGTCGGTGCCACCATCTACTGCGACATTACCGCACTTGCAGTACTTGAAGTCATGACGATGCGCCGAAAAGGGCGTATCATCACAAAGATGACATCGGACCTGATTGGTGATGATCTGCGGATAGTCGGTGTTCTCTAGAGGATCCATTGAACGTTGTTCCAAACGAGATTTCCGAGAGTGAAGAGGAAAATCATTGCGAAAACAAACAGAAGAATTTCTCCTGCGTAATTCTCAACGAGATCGTCGATCACCCAACGCCAAAATTCCACGTTTGCATTGATAAGCTCATCATTCGGCATTTGATTCTCCTATTGCGTTGGGTGAATCTTATCACGCTTTATGACAGCAAGAGAAATAATTTCAGTCTCCGTGCGTTCTAGGCCATCCGCTGACATGACCAAGTTCGTGACACAGGACGCCAGTGAAATTGGTGTCAGTAAGATCCGCGTCTAGACATGGATGAGGGACATAAATGATTCCGTCGGCAACGCATCCCTGGATCACATATCCGCACACAGGCGGCCCACAGATTTCTTGAATTCTTTTAACAGACCTAAATGCTACAGTTGCGTCCTCGTATCGCTGAAAGCGCGCCGGTGGTCGTCCATCCCCATTGGCATAGGAACTATTAGCTGACGAGCCGGCAGGTGGTTCCTCTAATGGCACGCAAACCGGTTTGGGATCTTGCTTAGTTGGTTGTTTTGTGGGAGTTGGACCGCACGCGACTAGTGTCAGAGCGACGGCTACCAGCAAGAGTCTCATTAACCACCATGTTTTGCAAAAATGTCCACAACATCCTGACGCATCTCGTCAGTGAATTTCTCTTCGAAGACTCGACCTTCTTCGGCTACCGAACCGATAGCGACCACGATGTTCTTGATCGCGCCCGGCTTATTGAGCCTCTCTTCGATCATGATACCGTAAGCGCCACCTTGAACGAAATAGTTGTCAATCCATTCGCGCTTCTTGAGACGTGTGGAGGTCTTGAAGTCCAAGACTGTCGGTTCATTCCTCCATCCAATGAAAGCGTCTGTCCGACCAGCGGCTTTCAGAACGTGGGAGTAAAGGGGTGCTTCTGTCGCATAGACAGCGGTGACGTTCTTATCGATCTCTTTTTGGATCGATTGAAAGCACATCACATTGAAGGGGACATGGCCCTGCGCGAAGTTCTCGAAGTTCAGAAGGTAGTTTTCGGCAAGAGTGTGAACCGCGGTGCCACGTTGCGCAGCCACCCGACCGATTCTATCGGCCTCTTCTCGCCCAACTCGAGCACGCCACTCGTCGAGACTATCTTCGCCATAGTAGCGACCTAGAACGGTCGTGACAGATGGGTACTTGTGACCATCTGGTGTCTCGTAGAACCGACCATTATCCGTAGTGTCGCAAGGTAGGTCCTGGAATTTGATGGGCAGTTGGCGGAAGATCTTTCCGCGTGGAATTGCGATGCCGCTGATCAATAGTGTTCCAATCGTATGAAAATATGTCTACCATGTGTTAACGTTAGAACCTGGATTGCCCTTCTTCATCTGGCGAAGCATGCCTCTGAAGGCCTCAGGTGGTTTCATGTTGTAGCCAGAAATCAGACCAGGCGCTGATCCGAACACTTTAGATTCCGGCAGTTGATATACACCAGCTTCTAACAGCTCGACAAGTTCATCTTCCGACAAAAGCTTTCGAATCTTATTACCAGTCGACTTCTCGATCAGGTCATTCCAGACGTACTTAGCCATCAAGTTCCTCATCGCCCTCGAGTTCGAGGAGCTCATCGACATTTTTGGTGTGAAGTGCGTGAGTCAGACGCTTCGAATGCCTGTGACTCTCCTGCCGATTCTCTTTGCGATAATCGACAATATAATCCTCGTAGAACGAGAAGTCTCTTTTAATTTTTCGTCTTGTCTTCGACATGATGTCGCTACTCACATGGATTAACCCATGCTTTATTTATGACTCGATCCGAATCTCCAGCTGGTCGCCCTTACCGAGAACCAACCAGTTAGTCGATGAAATCCAAATGCCGCCGTCACACGATGCCTCGACAAGCTTCAATTTGATGCGCTCAAAATTTTGCGAGGAGACAATAGTCTGGATTTCTTCGCCGTCTCTATGTACGACAATCGAGTGGTTTATCATCAGTCTAGCAAACCAGGAAAGGCGAACTTGACGACATCAGGCGTGATGCTCTTGGCCCACACCGGCATCTTCTTGTCCTTAATCGCGATCAAGAGCTCAGCATCCTTCGGGTGTACGCATTCGAGCATTTGGCAGAACATCAGATCGCGCTTCTTCGGCGACAGATTCGGGCTTAGGTCGGGAATGAAGTACTTGAACATTCGTGCGTGGACGTATAGTGATTCCTCTTGACCTTGCAAGATAGTCGGTTGATACGGTGGCGAACCTTCAGGTAGCTCCCACTTCATATCAGGATGAAAGGCCGTGTGCAGAACCATATGCAACAGTTGTCCACTGTTCTTTTGAAGGACTTCAGCCTTCAGGATGCGGTTCGGCTGCTTTTCTGCTTCTTGCAGAATCTCGAAAATGCCGGGCTTCATAGCGACTCCTAAAATTCGTTGAGCGACTCGAGGAGGTTCTTCAGACCCCTCGATGCGAAATAGTTGAAAAGTTTTGAACGACCCTTGCCCTCTTGGGCAGCGTATTCAGCAAGGATTACATCCTTGATCGACTGGGGCGTCTTTCGAAGATCGATGAGAGTCTCATTGCGACGATACCGAGCCAATTGCTCCTCGTTCTCGCAGAACTTCTCAGGAGGCAGCTTGACCCACTCGTCGAGTTTCTTCTCGTAGATAGGACGAGCGCGGACCGGCTTTAGGCCAGCCTCTTTGCGTTGTGCGTTGATTTCGTCGCGAGTTACGAGGAAATCATCGGCTTCATAGAATGACGGGACACCGTCGCCGTCATCGCCACGGATGATGAGCTCGACGAGCTCTTCCTCAGGAGGACGAGTCGACTTGACGTACTTTTTGAGAACAGGACTGAACTGCTTTACGTTGGCGTAGATGTGAAGTTGCTTGTAATCCTTGTCGCCTGACAGGATAAGGATCGGGTCACCTCCAAGCAATCGCCCGTGTTCGTGAACCAAGACGCCAATGATGTCATCAGCCTCTGCGCCGTCGACCTGGATGATCCTGTACGGGAAGTAGTCCTTCAGTTCCTGCTTAATCGTGTCGAGCGCCTCGAAGATCGGACCCCAGTCGATCTTGCCCTCGTCGCGATCCTTCTTGCGACTCGCCTTGTAGTAACGGAAAAGCTCTCGACGCCAGTTGGTGCGACCGTCGCATGCGATGACCAGCTCGCCAAACTCGCCGCGGAACTTCTTCATGTTCGAACGCAGGCTGTTGAGGATGATGTGACGCAAAATCTTTACGTCGACAGTGTCTTTTTCGAGATCGATCTTCTGAACGAAGAGCGATGCGAACATGAGCTGGCTAAGGTCGGCAAGTATCAAAACAAATTTCCTTATGTGTCTTATCTATTCTATCACGACCGTCAGCGGTGTAAACGATCATGCGATGATCGGGTCCGGTTCATGGAACTGATCGGTGATCCGTTGAAGGAAGTGCGGACGACCGTAGCGACGATAGAGGAGAGCCTTCGTGGCTTCCTTGACCATGTGCAGGTCTCGCTGCATTTCCTCGTTCATCCCATATCCGAGACTGAAGAGACCGATCATGTAATTCTCCGTCAGTTTGACGGCGATTTCTTCGATCTCCTTTTCCTCTACGCTATTGGGATCCAGCGGCGGTAGAGGCTCAAGCGGAGCCAAGGACTTTAGACCTTGGAATCCAGTTCGATCTGCCATGCGTTGTTTCGCGAGTTCGCGGCTGTCGGCAACTTTCTGATCGCGGCGTTCGCGCATGACGTTGAAAGTTTCGTTGTCGATCACTTTTGCGGACATGATGATCCTTTCATAGCTGGGGTCTGGTGCAGGGAATTGCATAACCATACAATCAACCAGGCTCCCTGCACCTGGCGTTGAATTTCTCACTCGGCCTTCAGGAGGATAGTGTCTTCGGTCAATCTCGGGTTGGCTTCTGCCGCCTTCGTCGTGAGCGTGTCCATGAATTTGCGTAGCCCGACCTTGTTGGTGGCGTTGAACGCGGCGATCGTCTTCTCAGGGCTTCGAACGCCCTTGACGACTGACGCCGCGGGATCATAGTTCGTCACCTTAGTCCCATCGATCGACAGTGTCTGACCATCGAGTGCGTGATAGACGCTGAGCTTTCGGCTCTTGTCGTTGTAGGTCCACAGAACCTTTGCGCCTAGGATCCGAGTCGGCGAAACGCTAACGATCTTAAGAGCCGTGTTCTCTTTCTTGTAGCGAACCTTCTCGACCATCTTCTCAGGAGGCTTGGCTCGAATGACTCTCGGCTTCCGGACCTTCACGGCATTCTGATTGTCAGCGAATCGAGTCGCGTCATCGATGATGCCAGAAACCAGAGCGAGATACGAACCCAACTGCTTCTTGGTGTAGCCGTGGTAAGCTTCAGTGAGCTCTTTATCCTTCTTCAAGAAGGCTTGATCGAGTTCCGCTTTCAGAGGACCGTAATGTTCAGCGATCCGACGGCCATGGATGAAGTTGGCGTCAACAGACCGAAGCCAATCGTACGTGTTGAAGTCTAGTGGCTCTTTGGTCTCGTAGAACTCGTCGAGGACGGTTTCCAGATGCGCAATGAGTTCATTGGACTT